GGCAAAGAAATTAGTGTCATGTAATATGGTTATCCGGACACTCGGAAGCAGAGAGGAAGGTGTACCTATTGGAACGACACAGACAACTACGACAGCAATGGTATATTCGCAGACCTGGACAAATGCAAATGGAAGCGGCGAATTGTATCTGACTAAATTGGATAAGAAAATCCTTGGTGTCGGGAATCGAATCGGCTATTTTAATCCATATTCGGATTTGATGCAGGAGGAAGAGGCTAATGATTAAAGGAATACCGGTGAAGCTTTACGAACGGACCGCAAGTGGGACAGATACATTCGGACATCCGATATATACAGAGGCACCTGTGACCGTGGAAGACGTGTTGGTTGCTCCGGCATCGACAACAGAAGTGCTGGATATGTTTAATATTACCGGAAAAAAAGCAGTCTACAATATCGCAATTCCAAAAGGAGATACGCATACCTGGCAAGACTGCAGAGTGGATTTTTTTGGTGCGTCATGGCGGGTAATTGGCTTCCCTCAACAGGGAATTGAAGAAAATATTCCAGGAAGATGGAATCAGAGATGGATGGTGGAGCGTTATGGCTAAAACGAAAGTTGAGTTAAATCGATCCGGTGTAAGAGAGTTGATGAAATCTGCAGAGATGCAGGCAATTTTGCTGGAACAGGCAAATCAAATATCATCAGATGCAGAGAAAGAGTCGTATGTGGCGCAAACGAGAGCGATTGTAAAAATAAATGGAGACGACGGCAACAATAGCTTGCTGAAAGCAATGGGTAGAAAAAAATGATCGAGGAAAAAGTTAGAGAATATCTGGAAGACAAGCTTGATATTCCGGTAAGGATGGAAGAAGAACCGGGATTTCCGGAGGAATATGTACTGATTGAAAAGACTGGATCTGGCGAAGAAAATCATATTGCATCAGCAACTCTTGCTATCCAGTCTTATTCAGGATCCCTTTATGGGGCGGCATCACTCAATGAAAGAGTGAAAGAAGCAATGGAAAAAATTGTTGAAATGGATGATATCAGTAAGTGCCAGCTTAACAGCGACTACGGATACAACAAGGAAGAAATATCGGTATCAGGCTGTATATGATATGGTTCATTTCTGATGAAGGAGGATAAAAATGTCAGATGCTAAAAATGTAAGTACAGGTAAGCCGAAAGTAGGCGGCGCGATTTTTAGAGCACCGCTCGGAACAACATTGCCAACAGATGCAACCACAGCATTAAATGCAGCATTTAAGTCACTTGGATATTGCTCGGAGGATGGATTCACTAATTCTAATAGTCCGGAAACTGACAACAAAAATGCTTGGGGCGGCGATACTGTATTGAATATGCAGACCAGTAAGAAAGATAATTTTAAGTTTACGATGATCGAAGCCTTGAATGTAGAGGTCCTGAAGAGTGTTTACGGAGATGATAATGTTACCGGAACACTTGAGGAAGGGATTACGGTAAAAGTAAATGCAGATGAAGCGGAACAGAATGCGTGGGCTGTGGATATGATTCTGAAAGACGCAGTGAAGCGTATCGTTATTCCGTGTGCAAGCATTACGGAAGTCGGAGACATTGTATATAAGGACGATGATGCGATTGGATACGAGACAACGTTATCGGCAGTACCGGATGCGAACGGACAGACACATTACGAATATATTAAGGGGAATAAGAAATAATGAAGGGAAAAACAAGCAGTGGTTTTGAGTATGAGTTAGATGAGGCGGCACTGGATGATTATGAGCTTCTGGAAGATCTGTGCGAAATGGATGAAGGGGACATGACAAAAACGATCAGCGTATTAAACCGTCTTCTTGGAACAGAACAAAAAGAACTCCTGAAAGAACATTTGCGAATGGAGAATGGAAGGGTTCCGGCGTCGAAAATGATGAATGAAATCGGAGAAATTTTCGGAAATGTAAAAGAAGGAAAAAACTCTTAGCCCTCGCCTACATGCTTAATCTTGACAAGGACGCACTTTTGTGCGATCTTGCAGAAACATATCGCATTTATGATTATAAGTCGTTGCCGTGCAGAATGGTAGCGACTTTTTCTTGTGGGTTGAGGGAAAATTCGAGAATTAAAATGAAAATAGCAGGGATTGAGCCGATACCGGAACAAATGCTTATGGCGGCTATTGCGGATGGAACGCGCACGACTGCCTGGCTGCAATCTGAGGATGGAGCGACCGGGAAAAACCGTCCGAAGTCATTGCTTGGAATGATCTTGGGCGATGGAAAGGAAAAATCTAAAGAAATTCAGACATTTGATTCTGGAGAAGATTTTGAGAGAGAATGGGCGAGATTGACGGGAAAGGAGGAATAAGATGGCTACAGAACTGGCAAAGGCATATGTGCAGATCATACCGTCCGCCGAAGGAATACAAGGAAGAATTCGGAAAGAATTAGAGCCAGAAGCGGACTCTGCTGGAAGTTCTTTCGGCGGGAAAATGGTTGGCATGATAAAAAAAGTAATTGCTACTGCAGCTATAGGAAAAGCTTTGTCGGCGAGCATCAGTGAAGGTGCAGCACTCGAACAGAGTCTTGGTGGAATCGAAACATTATTTAAAGATTCTGCCGATAAAGTGAAAGCAAATGCGGCAAAAGCATACCAGACAGCAGGAATGAGTGCAAATGACTACATGGAACTAACTACAAGCTTTTCAGCGAGCCTTCTTAGTTCCCTTGCTGGCGACACCTCCAAAGCTGCAGATGTGGCAGATATGGCAATGGTAGATATGTCTGATAATGCAAATAAGATGGGAACCAACATGGAAGACATCAAAAATGCATATCAGGGATTTGCAAAGCAGAACTATACGATGCTGGACAATCTGAAGCTTGGATATGGCGGTACGAAGTCGGAGATGGAGCGTCTCTTGGCAGATGCACAGAAAATCAGTGGCGTGGAATACAATATTGATAATCTATCAGATGTCTACAGCGCAATTCACGTAATCCAGGGACAGTTGGACATTACCGGAACGACAGCAAAAGAAGCGGCAACGACTATATCTGGATCGTTCAACCAGATGAAAGCAGCGGCTAAAAATGTAATGGGAGAAATTGCTCTGGGAATGGATGTAGGACCGGCACTTAATGAACTGGCGAATACGATCATAACCTTTGCAGTTGGAAATCTGCTTCCGGCAGTATGGAATGTTATATCTGCGCTTCCATCAGCAATCGTTACATTTGTAACGGCACTCGGTCCACAACTGTTTGCTGCAGTGTCTGGACTGATTCCACAAATTGCAAGCGGAATCACAACAGGAATACCGACTCTTTATCAGAGCGCAATGCAGCTTATGGATCAGTTTAATATCGGAATTCAGGAGCAGCTTCCGACTTTATTGCAGAAGGGTGTAGATTTTATAAGCAACATCGTCAACGGAATTTTGCAAAATTTACCGCAAGTAATAACGATGGCAGGAAATGTGATCACGTATTTTGTCAACACGATTATTTCTATGCTTCCAACTGTTTTAAGCGCAGGTGCAAGACTGCTTTTAAGGTTAGTAAATGGAATCATAAACAATTTGCCACAGATCACCCAGGCAGCAGTGACTGCAATCGTGCGTTTTGTAGCGTCAATTGGACAGAATCTTCCACAGATTCTTCAGAGTGGCATTACGATTATCGCTAAGCTGGAAGCAGGCTTGATACGCGCTATTCCGAATTTGGTCGGACAGATACCGGCGATCATCAGTGCAATTGTGAATGCTTTTACGAGCCAGAACTGGGGAAGTATTGGAATCAATATCATAAGCGGTATCGCATCTGGACTTCGTTCGGCGGCACATATGCTATGGGATGCTGTAAAAGGTGTTCTTGGTGGATTTAAAGAAAATGTTCTGGCATTCTTCGGAATTCACTCACCGTCACGTTGGGGAGCTTATGTTGGAGAGATGATCGATACCGGAATTGCGAATGGATTGATTGGCAAGACAACATTAGTATCCAATGCGGCAGCAGAGCTTCAGAAGTCTGTAAAAAAACCAATTGGAACAAGTATGGACCTTGCAATTTCTGGCAAAAGCAGCACTGATAGTCAGAACAGCACGATTGCAGAGAAGCTGGAAGCATTACTGGAATATTTAAAAACAACATCCAGACGTGGAGACGGCAGTATAGTTATAAATTTAAATGACAGAGAAGTAGCAAGAGCTTTGAGAGAAATGGGGGTTGTGTTTGAATGATCGAGATTAAATATGTATGCTCCAATGGAGAAGAATACAATCTGATCGGAGACAAAATGAGAGCAACCTCCGGATATTTCCATGCTTATGAGTGGACACCCAATACAACAGAAAGAGAAATGGGTGTAACGGTGAATGCTTTTGCAAAAGAACCGGTGACGTATGACATTACTCTTACCGTGAGAGGCAAAGAAAAAGAAAGAAAGCAGATCCTTAATAAGCTTACGAATGCTTTTGAATACGATGTGGTCAATCTGACTCCAGGAAGAATTTACTATGGCGAATACTACATTGATGGATATGTAAAAAAATCAAGCAATGAAGTATCGGGTGAAAATAATAGTCGTACAGATTGCAAGATAGAAATATACTGCCCGTATCCATTCTGGTCGATGGAGCAACAGGAAAGCTTTTATCCTGATTCTACAAATAAAGGAAAGCCATATACATTCTTAGACTATCCGATAACGTATAATTATGATTATTCAAGAAAGAGTGCCGGAACGCAGAACTGGATTATCGATCATTTCCG